GTCCATGATCTTGGCGGCAATGCCGCCCGTCTTGATGAAGTTCAGCCATTCCGTCGGCCCCACGCGTCCGCCCGTGGCCGTGATGACCTTTTGCATCATGTTGGCCTGGTCGTGGAATTTCTCCGAACTGGCCGTGCCGCCGCGCTGCTCGATGACTTTGAGCAAGTCCATGAAGATGCGCTCGTTCTCTTCGCCCGACTCGGCGCCGAAGAAAGCCTTGTTGGCAAACTTCATCTTGGCCAGGGTGGGCGCGACCATTTCCGCGTGGTGCAGGTCGCCAAAGATCGACATTGCGTCGCGCACCAGTTCCAGGTTCTCGTTCTGGCTGGTGCCGTAGGTCTTCATGTTCTTGGCGAACTTGATCGCCTGCTGGCTGGTTTCCGGCCCCAGGCCCAGGGCATTGACGCGGGCCTTTTCCAGCTGGTAGTGCTTCGCCTCGTGTAGCCCCTTGGCGATAGGCATGGCCATGACCGCGCCGGCCGCTGTCGCGCCCGCGCCGGCCATGGCAATACTGCCCGCCTTGCTGCGCAGCTTGTCGGCGTGCTGGGTGGCGTTGGTGACGCGCTGCTGCTTGGCGGCTGACGCGGCCAGGCGCTTTTGTTGCGACGCCAGTTCAACGTTCGTCAACTGGATACTGTTTTTTAGCCACTCTTGGGCCTTGCCCAGTTGGCGCGTGTCGATGCCGGCCTCCTTGAGGCTGGCGCGCAGGGCGCGGAATTGCTGGCTCTGTTCTCGGCCTTTCAGCGTCAATGCCTGCGTGACCTTCGTCGCCGCCTTCAAATCACGCATCATGGCGCGTGTAGGAGACTCGGTCTGTTTTATGCTTGCAGCCAGCTCTTTTACTTTTTTTTGAGCTTCTTTCAGCTCAACCCCCGTTGTTCGAATACCGCTATGCAGTTCGCGGAATTTCCCAAGGTTCCTTTGCTGCGTGTTCAGTTCGCGCAAGCGGTCGCTGGTCGCCTTCAATGCCTTCGCCGTATCGCTCGACCCGCCCATGATTTTTTTCAGCGGGCCGGTGATCTTGTCCAGCGCTGCAAACACTACCTGTAACTTCAAATCCCGACCAGCCATCTATTCCGCTCCGCTTCGCTGCCGGGCGCGTTCGCGCCAGGCCATCAGTTCATCAATCGCAAAACCGTCCATCGCTGCTGGCGTCCAGTGGAAGACGCCGGCAATGTCGGCCATGGCGTCTTCTACTTCGCCGGGGATACCGAAAGGCGATCTGCTTTGCTCGCCAAAAAACCGGCAACCTCGGCGCCCACGGCCAGCAGGTCGGCCGGGTCCATTTTGGCGATGTCGTGCGCGGTCAAGGTCGGCTCAGTGATGCGCGGCAGCACGATCTGCAGGGCCGACACGTTCAGGTTGGCCAGCTCGATCAGGGAAATGCCGCGCAGGGCACCCGCCTTGGGCTTGCGCACGGTCAGTGCGGTGATGAAGGTGTCGCCGCGCTTGATCGGTTCGTCCAGCTCGATGACGGCTTGATTGTTATTTTCGGTGTTCATGGTGTTGTCCTTGTGTGTGGGAAGTGAATAAAAAGAGGATTACAGGCCGATGGCCTTGCGGATGGCCGCATTGGTGTCGCCGCCGCCGAAGTTCTCGATGCCGCTCATGAAGTCCAGTTCGATGACCGTGGCGCCGTCGATCATCAGCTTGTAATAGCTGCAGGCCATGGTGTATTTATGGGTGGTGTCGTCGCCCATCTTGGCGCCGCCCATATCGATTTCCTTGTAACGGCCGCGCACGACCACTTCCACGGCGGCGACCGTGCCCTCGTCGTCTTCCTGGTAGGCGCCGGCAAAGCGCAGTTGTACGGCGCCGTGCGTGGGCGCGCCGTACTGTTTCAGGGCTTCGGCGATCAGGCCGCCGGCGCTCCATTCCAGCGACAGCGCCTCATTGCCGAAGTCCACGGACACGGGGCCGCTCATGCCGCCGGCGCGGTACTCTTCCATCTTGCGGCTCAGCTTGGGCAAGGTGACTTCGGGTACCATGCCCAGGAAAGACACGCCGTTTTGGAACAGGTTGAAATTTTTCAGTTTGCGGGGCAGGCCCATAGTGTTCTCCGTTATTCAGTTGCGCCCGCGCGGGCGCGGGCAGGGTGGTGCTGATGATGGTTATGCCGCGATGCGCGAGGCGAAGTCGGCCAGGTAGCGGTCGGTAATGCGCTGCTGGAAACGCAGGTTTTCCAGCGGCGGCACGGGCGTGTAGTCGTAGTCGATGGCCAGCTTGCCCGCCTTGAGCGTGTCCTTGTCGTTGTACTGCTCGTCATACCAGGCGTGCCCGTCGATGATGTAGCCCTGCAATTTCAGGTCGCGGAACTTGGCATTGATGCTTTCCAGCATGTCGCGCACCAGGGACGGGTGCAGGGGCAGGTCGACAAAGGCGAAATGCGCTTCGGCAATGGTGTCGGCCAGTACCTGGGCCGTGCGCGTGTAGCTCTCGAAATAGAAGAAGCCGCCCGGCGCCTCGCAGGTGCGCGAACCCCAGAAGCGGTAACCGCCCATGTTAATCAGGGTGGTGACTTCCTTGGCGTTGAGCACGCCGGCATCGGTGGCCGGGTCTTGCAGGTCGAAAAACACGTCCTGGGTCAAGCCAGTCGGGCCATTGACGACCACGTTGGACAGGGTCTTGTGCCAGCCCGTTTCCTCGTCAATCTTCGCGCGCAGGCCCATGGCGTAGGCCACGGCGGAAATGCTGGCCTCTTCGTCGATGGCGGTATCCCAGTTCACAAAATCGGGCCAGATAATCATCACCTCGCGCTGGCCGAACTGGCCGCGATAGGTGGTGGCGGCGACCACGTTGCTGCAGCCATAGGCGGAGGCGTACACGAAGCTGCGCAGTTGCTGCGCCACGCTGGCCAGGGCGTTGGTGACGGCTTTGGTGTCCAGGCCCGGCGCGCCCAGGATGCGCGGCTTCACGCCGAGTTTACTTTGCGCGGCAAGCAAGGCTTTCACGCCCAGGTATTTGCCGTCCGGCGATACGCCGCCCACCACATTGCTGGTGGTGTCCGCTTCCGTGTCACCTTCGGCCACGCGCACAACGACGGTCAGGGGCTTGGTCTGCGCGGCAATCGCCTCCAGCGCGCGGTACAGAGTGCCCGTCTTGCCGGCCTTGCCCATGGCGGCCAGCACGTTGGTGACGAGCACGGGCGTGTCGAGCGGGAAGGCCGCCGGGTCGGCATCGTCGGCCGTGGCGATCAGGCCCAGCACGGCCGTGGACACGGTGCGGATGGGGCGCGAACCCTCGTTGATTTCAATGACGCGCACGCCATGGTGGTAGTCGGTGGCCATGTGGCTCTCCTGGTGAGTAGATGAGAATTAAAGTGCTGGGGTCGAAACGGATAGCCTGGCGCGCAGCGCCTGAATGTCGTCCTCGACTGACTTCAAGAAGCTGTTGTCGCCGTTCAGGATGAAGTCGCGCAAGGCACGCGGCTGCCTGGTCTGCTCGATATACACAATGTCGGCCAGAATTGCCGCATTCGCCCTGGCTTGCGCGTTGTCGGGCATTTCGGATGGCGGCGGCGCTGTAGGCACGGCTTCCCATTTGCCATCGCGAAAGACGGGACGAAACCCGGCTTTGCAGTTCATCGGTTTCAGCTCCACGGCGCCGGCGGGAATGAGGAAAACGCCGGGTTCAAGCGGGGATTCCTCCGCCTCGATGTTGCCGAGATAGTTGCCATCGTCGGCAACCTGATAGACGATTTTTTTCGCCATGATCTTCTCCATTTTTTTAGTACTTAATGCACGCAAGCAGTGCGACGTTGCGGGGCCGTGTCGTGAAAGACTGGTTGTCATTGCTGCCCGTTCCCGGCAGCACAATGTTTCCGTTGCTCTTGAAGTAGGCCGTGTTGTTCAGTACGGTGCCAGAGGTCGAACCTTGCGGCGTCACGCCTCCGGCCAGGTCGATATCCCATGCGCCGATAGCGCCGGAGGACTGGTCGGGCCAGTAATCAAGAATGGTGCGGATTGCCGTCGCCCGTTGAGCACTTCCCAGTGTCCGGCCGGTATCGACCCCTTTTGTGTCGTCCAGGCCACGGACGAACTCGCCGCGCAAATCAGGCAGCGTGAACGTGGTGGCTCCATCGCCCGCGCCAAAGGTCGTGCCTATGGCTGCAAACAGGTTTTCATAGGCGGCGCGTGAGACTTTGGCGCCATTCGCTCGCAGCCAGCCGGCCGGGGCGACGGGCGTCGCGAAGTGGGCCACTTGCCCGGCGGGGGCCAGGGTGGCGCAAAACTCGGTATTGGCCAGCTTTTTACTGACGTCGCCGGCAATGGGCGTTGTGCCCGTTGCCGTTCCGGCGTCCGTGGTCGCCGCCAGCACGTCCGTTCCGTCGCAATACAGGGCGCGGCGGCATCCCTGGGCAATGAGTGCGCCCGCGCCCTTCGCCGTTTTCATGGTCAGCGTGAAGGCAGCGCTTGTTTGGTTGTGGATGGTCCAGCTGCGCGCGGTGTCCGGCACGATGACGTTGATGCTGCCCGTCAGCGCCCCGGTGAAATTGAGCACGTCGGCCTTCGCTTCCGCCGCGGTGAGCACCACGTCGACCTTGCCGGCCACGGACTTGCTGACGACGAGCAGCTCTTTGGGCTTGTATTGCGGGTGCGGATCCAGAGCGGCCAGGTGCATTGCCAGTTGCTTGTCTGCATAGGCGCGTACTTCGATATCCTGCTCATTGGCATACTGGCGCGTAGCCAGCACCACGGACGGATCAATTTTCAGCTCGATGGCGGCCGTGCTGGCGACGATCAGCACCACGCGCACCACTTGCGTGCGGCCGCTGCCCTCGACCATCAAGGGCTTGTAGCTGGGAGGGCAGTTGGCGACGGCGCACAGGTCGCCGGCCTCGTCGTAGATGCCGATTTCGCGCAGCCACCATCCGCCCACGTCCTCGGGCAAGACTTGCTCGACAATGATCTGGCTGGCGTTGGCCGGGTCGATGGCCAACTGGTTCAGGTCGGCGCGGCGCACTTCATGCACGAGTGCCTTTTGCGCGCGGTCGGGGATCGGCAGGGCGCCGTTGCCGTCGCCCACGCCCATTTTTTTCAGTTTCAGGGTTTGGCCCAAGGCGATGGCATTGGCCAGCTTGGCCTCGCCCACCTGCGTCAGAATGGCAAAGTATGTGCTCATGGATAGATGGTCATGGTGTCAATGGTATGGGGTGCGCCGCCCTGTACTAGCGTGCCGCGCACTTCGATTTGTTCGGCGATCCACGGATAAACCGTCATCGCATCGCCGTGGTAGGTGGCCAGGCCGATCTGCACCTGGCCACGGGTTTCCAGATACAGCGCCAGTCCCGTCAAATGCCGGCTGACGGGCTTGGCGTCGGCAATCAGGCGTTCCATTTCCTGAAACATGGCGTCGGTGATGCCGGTATCGAGCACGCCGACGTCGAGGCGGAAAGTGCCCGGTACGCCCGGTGGCGTGGTCTGCCACCATTCGGTGATGCGGATCAAATAGCCCAGGGACTCGACTACGCGCCGCACGGCGGCAATCGTGCCCTTGTGCTTGTGGATGAAGTACGACGCCTTGATCGTGCCGCGCTTGATCGACTCGGGCCAGGCGTCGTTCCAGCGGTCCACGGAACAGGCCCAGGCCAGAAACGGCAGCAGATTGACCGGGCAGCGGTCGGCATTCCACAGCTCGCGCAGCGGCACGGGCACGTTGACCAGCTCGGCGCAGGCCACGGCAATGGCGCGTTCCAGCGCAGTGGTGTTGGGCGGCAGGGTAGGCACAAAGTTATTCATCGAGCACCACGACATTGAGCTTGATGGCCGTGCAGCGCGCGGCCTGGGTGGCGTTCAGTTCGATGTCCGCCGTCGGGCTGGTCAAGACGACCTTGCGCACGCCTTCGACGTGGACGGCTGCGCTGCAGGCGGATCGATAGATGCTGTGCCCCAGTGGGCGGCGCGGCTGCGACACGCGCACGGCGTTGGCGCGCGCGGCGTCCAGCAGAATCGGCACTTCCGGGCCGACGCCAATAAACAAGGTGGCCTCGATCTGGTAGTCGATCACCTGGGCGGCTTGCACCGTCAGGCGGTCGCCCAGGGGGCGCACGTCCTCGGCGTTGAGCGCGCGCGCCACGGTGGCCAGCAACTCGGCGCTGGCGATGCCGGTGGCGTTGTTGGCCAGCACCGTGACGGTGACGCTGGCCGGCGCGGGGCTGGTGGCGCTTGCGTCCTTGACCTGGCCGTCCGCACTGCGGGCATGAAATTCATACGACGCTTTCGGGCCGGCCACGGACAGGCCGTCCGGCGCTTCCTGGATGCGCAGGCGGTAGGCGTCGTTATCTTCCATGACGGCGGCCACGGGCGGCAGGGCGGTGGGATTGGCCGGCGTGATGACCAGGCGCGCCACGTTGACGTTGGCGCCCAGCTGGTCCAGGTCGCCATCGAGGGCAAACGCCAGCATGACGGCCTTGCCTGCCTCGTTGACGCGGTTGCGCAGGATGGTTTCCTGATACGCGTTTTCCTCCAGCAGCTTGGTGGCCGGTTCCGATTCCAGGGCCAAGAGGGCCGTGACGGCCGCGCGCTCGGCTTCCGGCAGCAGGCTCACCAGATGCGCCTTGCGCGTGGCCAGGATGGCTTCGAAGTCCAGCGCTTCGACCACGTTGGGCGCCGGCAACTGGGTCAGGTCGATGGGCGTGCTCATACGGCGCCCCCTTGCTTGACGGGTACGGCCAGCGTGATGCCCTGGCCATTGGCGGTGCCATCGAGCAGCAGCGCGATGGCGCCGTCCGTGTCACGCGTGAGCTGCACGCTGGCGAGCCGCAAACGCGGTTCCCAGCGGCGCAGGGCAAATGCAGTGGCGGCATAGATGCGCAACTGCGTGGCGCTGTTCAGGGGCTGGTCGATCAGTTCGGGCACTTCGGAACCATAGCGCCGGCGCCGGATGCGTGACCCCATCGGCGTGGTCAAAATGTCGGTCACGGACTGGCGCAGGTGGCCCAGGCCCGTCAGGCTGCGCCCGGTGGCGGCGTGCATGCCCATCATGCTTGCGGCCCGCCCGACTGGTCGCCGCCTGCCTTGACGCCGCCGTGCGCATGCTTGGCCAGACTGATGGCGCCGGCCAGCACGTCCTCGCTGGCCTTGACAGTGCCTTGCACGGCCATGGCCACGCCGCCAGCGGCGCCGGCCTTGGCGTTCACGCCGCCGTTCAGGGTGGTGGCGCCGTCCACGGTGGTGCTTTTCTTGACGAGCAAGTTACCCATGATGGTCACATCGCCCGTGCAGATGGTGCTGGGCGCGTTCGATGTCACCTTGTCGGCGGTGATGGTGGCCGTGCCGCCGGGGAGCACGGCCGTCAGGGCATGGGCCGCATGGTCGTACTGCACCACGGCGCCGTCCGGGTAATGGGTGGTGTGAATGGCCTGGCTCAGTTCCGGCGCATCAAACGCCTGCGAGAACAGGGCCGGCAGGATGGTGCCGCGCGTCAGATCGCCGCCAGGGGAGAGCACCACGACCTGTTCGCCGACAGTCGGCGCGGACCAGGAGCGCGTACTACCGGCGCGCGGCGTGATCCATTTCAGCCATTCCGTGGTGAGCTGGGGGCCAAGCTGCACGCGCGCCTTGGCGCCGTCCAGCTCGGCGATGGTGCCCAGGCGGATCAGGTTTTGCAGCAAGCGGAGGAGGTCGGACAGGTCGGCGTTCATGCAATGCATGTTGCCGAAGTCCGCGTGCGGATGCACGCGGGGGCGGGTTGATATACAGCTTAATGGCTACGGCCATTGTTGAAGCACTAATTTAGATGTCGGCAGTCCGCTTTTTCCCCATGAGGACATTCACAAAAGCAGCGAGTGCACGAAGTGGCGGACTCAAATCTCTTCATAGTAGATATAAATTTCTAAAACAATTTTTCGATCTCGATTTATTACAAAGGAATCATATTAAAAAATTCCTTTAGTTGCGTACTGTAGACACCATGAACTCGCAAAGCGGTTGCGATAGGGGCAGATGGTTTGCCAGCCATTTTCTTATCTAAAGGATTCCAGAAGTCAGAATCATTTGTAGCTATATAAAATGAAGGATTGCCTGATGCCAAACCTAGGCGCACGATTAACCGGTCGCCAGAATCTTTAAATTGATATTTTTTTAATTCCGCATTAAGTTTAACCGGAATTGTATATTTTTCACAAATGACTTTCATCACCCGTCCACTTTCAAACCAATGCGACAAGATTGGTGTAATAATATCCATGCCACATGTTTTTATCCACTCGTCCGGAATGGATAAATTATCGTCCAAGCATATTATTAAATCATTATTATGCAGAGCAGATGAAATAATCTCGATCCCTAATTTTTCAGTTGTCCTTCTTTTGGTGGTTCGCGTAACGACAGCAGGGCGACAAAGGTGTTGCATGGACACGGAATCTATTGTGCAGTATACGGGTGGCATTAATTTTTACCGCCACGAGTTTTATTTGCGGCCGGATTTTTTTCATTTAATTCGATGACTACCTTATTTTTGCTTTTCAACTTGAGGAGAGTCATTGAGTCTTGATATCGTTCGTCAAAGAACCCCTCCGGCCACGGTTGAGTAAAATCACCATCTTTGGTTACACCTATCTGAGTAACTTTGGACCCGCGTGCAGTTTTATCAATATACAATATTGTTATGTCCTCTGGCTTTAGCTTGCCTTCCATGATTTTGATGCGAGCACGGTTTATCATATGTTCGGAGTGAGTTTCAACGAATATCTGCCGAAAATTTGAACTCTCACAAATCAGATCGGCTATTTGGCTTTGTGCTTTTGGATGTAAATGAATCTCAGGCTGTTCAATGACAAGTGGCCCGTAGCTCCGCACAAGACATCCTTTAAGCACGGGAATAACCTGCGAAGCTCCAAAGCCTATATCTGCCAAGTTTGATCGGACATTTGTTATGCTATCCGTAACTTGCAATGCAGTATGGTAAGCAGACAAATCAATCCTCTCTAAAGTAGAGGCGATTCCTAACTCCTTCAAATAATTCACAATAGGTTCTCGGTTTGAGTCCTTCCTTGTTTTCATATTCCGGATTCCTATATCTATGGAATATGGATCGTTAAATAAGCTGGATTCGTTTCCTTCTGATGATAAATTATCTTTTGCTACCCATCTTTTGGGTCCTGATCTTGCGGATGTAACCCTTTCAAAATCGCCAAAAAATCTATATAGCCATATTGTACTGTAGGATTCTAAAATGCGCTTATATCCAGCCATGCTAAATTTTAAAGAGAGTGGTTTTTTCTCCAAAAAATCTTTTATTCCCCATGCGATGGCTCGATGATCGGAAAAAGAAAAATCTGAATCTGATTTAATTCGGTGCTCAACATCATTAAACTTGAGGACAAATTGATTTTGCAGTTGCTGGATGTTAATTTCT